CGAGTGTTGATGGGTTGTTCCACACCCAAGTACCATACTCAACGCTAGGGGCGATAGCATCAATCTCTTCCTCAAGCTCGATGATGTCCTGACGCAGCGCTTCGTCCGCATCGTCTACATACTTTTTGGTTACTAAGTTTGTGTCGTTTTCTGTTTTGCCTGTGTAGGAGACTTCTTCTCCCTTAATGTTTATGAGATCGGCATCGTCGGTTTTTACGACCGATCCAGCGGCGCGAACGACTTTGATGTCACTGGCAAATGAAACATCAGTGTCTCCGATGTAAACCTTGGCGTTACCGCCGTGCCTTAGCTGCAGCGAGCTGTTTTGCGCGTTATCAATGTTGAGAACTTTGACTGATGAGACGAGATTAGGATTGTCAGGATCGTCGCCAGCTTTACGTGGCCCGTTAATGACGAGCTGACCTTCCATAGTGTCGCCGCCAGTCTTCTTAACGCGGTCGTCAAGGGCAGCATCTTGATTGAGGTTGTGTAAGTAGTTCTCTTCAATTGCAGTCTGTAATCTGCCGGTTGTATAGGTAAATGTTTCTACACTAACGCCAGGCTCAGGCAGTGACTCCAGCGGAATGGAGACAGGCATATAACTATAGTCACCATCAGCATCCTTGAAGAGGATAAGCAACTCAAGCCGTGAATCATCAAACCAGAACTTATAGTTCAGTTCATTAGGAAAGTATTCTGTTACCTGATCAATAACTGTTACACCATCAATACCAATAACATCTGTTGTTACTTCAACATCGTCATAAATTGTTGGTGCTGTATCGCCAAAATAAATCGTACGACCAATTTGATTTTTGTTCTCACTTACAGATACAGTAGTAGCATTTAAATCTCTACGCAGCTCAAAGACAGTATTGTCTAAGTCTTCAAGCATCGTGATTGGTGCTGAGGTTGGAACCCAAGCACAGGTGCCAGCAGCGTCGCAGTAGTAGAAGTACAGCTCAAGAGTATCAGTGCTATACCACAGCTTGTAATCACCAATCGGGTCAGGTGGATTATCACCTTCCCAAATGATGTCACCAACGTCACGCATCTTAACCGTGACCACCCATTTACCAGGAGGCTCTTTCCACTGATAAGTACTACCAGTAATTGGGTTAGTTACAGTCGTCTGTACAGCGGGATCTGGAAACTGAAATGCGGCCATGGTATTAAACAGATGCTAATGCAGAAAGGATATTTGCTTTGAGTGAATCAAAGTCAGTTGCGTTAGATACGCCTTGACGCATCTGTTCAAACGCTGTCTGATAATTATTCAGCCGTTCCTTCACATCTATTTTATTGTGAATGACACGACCGTTAGCGGTGTTATCACCAAAGTCACCGAGCACCAGTGTGGAGCAAGCAGGTCCTTCTTTAGTAATACTAAACACCTTGTTGGTGTCGTTGTAAATCCAACAGAAGTCTTCCTCTGCTGCAAAGTTCCAGGCATACTCCCAGAAGTTATCGGTTGTACCAAAGGTACTATTGTTACCAGTGGTAGGAGCATTAGCCGTTAGCTTGAATGCGTCTTTGCCATACCAGCTGGCTTGTGAGAAATCAAAAGCAGGTAAGCCGTAGTTTGTCTTCTGAATGATGAAGCTACCGTCCAGTACTCCACCGGTACGAGGGAGATACTCAGTTGTGATGTTCTCAATAGCAGTTGTGATATCAGCTTGAGTAGTAAAGGAACTTACATCAGGAATAGAAGATTGTACTGCGTTCAATGCATCTGTACTAGCCTTACTATTGATACTTGTCTGTAGGTGATTGACTGCTGTTGTCAATGCTGCAGATGTTGCGTAGGTATCAAGAGTATCTGTCTCTGCTTTGATTTCATTGATACGGGTGTCAATGTTGGCTAAAGCGGCATTAAATGTAATCTCTTCAAGGTAAGGCTCTAGGTCAACAGTTGGGATTGCATTAATCTGCTGTTGATGGCTAGTTAATACTGCTTGAATGTTTGTAATCTCAGCAGCATCACTGATATCAATACTATTGAGGCGCTCCTGAAGTTGATGGATATCACGCTCACGCTGACGTGTTTCTGTACTGACGAGTGCTCTGATGTCAGTTAAGTCATCATCGTAGTTATAAGCAGCACTAACAGGTACCCACTGAATGTGGTCATCGTCTTCGTAGGCGATGCTCATCTCTAGCGATTCAGTGTCGTACCACAGCTGACCAGGCTTAGGTGCACCTGGAGGTGTATCGCTGACGTAGACTGGCTCTAAGTCTGTAAGACCTGCGTCTAGGTTTGAGAGATAAGCAAAGACAAACTCGTTGTAGTCTTTCTGAACTGTGAACAGCGATGCGTCATCAGTTGGTATATAGTTAAGCTCATCAATAGCTCTAGCTGCTTGAATTTTTGGTCCTATAACAGACAGCGGAAGAGTAGCTGTTGTTTGAATAAAATCTTGGTCTAAGTCAGCAACTAGTTTCCAAACTAATGCTCCATCACCGTTAGTATTGATGCTCCCATCATCGGCTTGATAATCACCACTAAAGATAAACAGATTATTATCTTGTTTGTCGTACCACATCTGGCCAGGTACGGCCACATCAATCGCTGGTGCGTTGCCGTCATCTGTGACGATGGGAATGCCATCACCGCCGTTGGTCTGATACCAATCGCTATCAATCCAAGTAAACAGACGCCCTTGACGTGTATCAAACCACAGGGTTCCGTCGTCTGGTTTGATAGTGATAATCCACTCAAAGTCACCATCAGGATTGATGATGACATCACCACCAGGTGGCTTAGGTCCAATGCTTACCGGAGGCTCATTCTGTGCGCCTTCTAAATCTTGAATGGCTGCGATGATGCCAGCAAAGTTTTCAGGATATGATTTGACCGTAGCGCCAGCAGTGACAATCTGGTCCTGTAGCGCACCAATGATGCCGCCATAGCTTTCACGCTTTACTTTGGCAGGTGTATGGTGTAATCCAACACTAGGGTTCCATGTTACATGTCCCTCAGCGTTTTCTTGTGGCATTGCAGAAGTCACGCCGCGTACTCTCTTACTACTTCTCCTATTGTATCTTTACTAGAAGTTGCTATTTAGCATCACATATGCGGTCTCAACTTCATCTAGGTTTAGACCTTGAGCAAGAGCAAAGATAACTTCCAGCGTTGTAATACCACCACGTTTGTATGAATAAGCAAACTCTTCTGCCACTTCTTCTATTTCTTTGCGTAGCTTCTCCTCAAAGTCTTGCCTTGCTTCAGATGTTGGGTAGCTGTTAGGTTCTTTGACTTTTATTTTGTCAATAAACATCGCAGCGATACTATGCTTACACATCTTGAAGCCCATACGATGCTCTCTGCTTTCCCAACTCTCCATCAAGCCAGCAGCTTGGTTAGTACCAATTGATTCAAAGTCAGACTTACCTAAGACAGTAGGCAGTGGATAACGACGCTGTCTGTTGACTTTGCGTGTGCCATCATCTTGTGTTGACTGTGGAGCACGAAGGATGGCGTGCGAATGATTAGGGCAACTACAGGTATATACAGTGGCTGGACGAAGGCTATTACCTGTTGTAAACACTTCATCCATCCAAGGGTCTACATCTGTATCAAGGAGCATCCAAGGCGAGCTTCCAGGCGCTCCTAGGTTGTGATAGTAGTTACCGTCATACTCATCAATGCTGAGCTTAGTAAAGCTGTAGTCAGTAAACACCAGCACAGCATTCCCATCAGCGGGTGAGTACATCTTAAGTTCTGATGTAAACGGTACTGAAGTGAGTTCTAAGAAACCATCACCAGCTTTTACACCAAGGATTGTAAATGGAAAGATACTATATGACGCACTACTAACTTCACCAGCAACGACATCACCGGTTAGATACTGTTTGCCAAAGTATCTTTGATACAGCTCTTTCTGAAATATATGTAATCCACTAACTGTGTACGTCGCACTATCAGTTGTAAATACTGACGGTAATGTAGATATGTCGTACAGAGACGGCGGCAGTACCTCTTGGCTAGGGTCAAGTACCTCTAGCTCTACGTTACTCGCTTTGTCTACACTTCGTACACCGAAATAGTTAGGCGCATCTATAAACTCAAACTCAGTAAACTGGTCAATGTCTTTCTCAACAAAGAAGTCTTTAATCCAGACAATCTTTCCAACGAGCTCTTGAGGGTCTGTTAGCTCTTGATTGAGCAGGATGGTTGATGTATCAATTCTGACTGTGACTTCTGTTGGTTCTTGATATGTCTTACCTATGTATAAAGCAGGGTGTTCACTGCTGTTAAGGACGTAGTTCAGAGTAGCTTCAGTCTCACCATCTGTGATGCGCTCACCAACCATCTGCAATAGCAGACGAGCATCAGCACCAGCATTGCCTGCTACACGTATTTCCTTATTTGCTTTGTACTCAGGATACTTAAGTGGGTCGTTAAATACACCAGTCACTACACCTAAGTCAGGTGAGCTTTCGGTTGTACGCTTCATTACATAATGGTTATTACTGTCAGCACCTTTAGTAGCAAACTTAAAACCATCAAAGACTACATCAACTTCGTACGGCGTACCTTGATATAGTTTGGATTTGATTTGTGCGTCTTTATATTCTCCAGAAAATTCATCCAAGTCTTGCAGGCGATACCAAACAGCTTGGTTGTAATACTCATAACCTTTACGCCATTTAGTCCAGTCGCTATCTAAATTGTACTTCTCAATTACAGTGCGAGTTACAGAGCTGCCATATCCACGATTACGTGGGTAGCTACCGGGAGCTCCCACGCCTTTACCTTTGTCTACCCGTCCTGCGCCCTTGAAGCCGAGCGACTTGGGGTTACCAAAGCCGTTCTGCTTTCGAGGCATTAGTACCAGCCGCCTTGGCAGCCGAGAAGGGGACCATCAGTGACGTTTGCTGTTGACTCACGTGCTGCCCACAGTGCATAACCTTTAGGCAAATAGAACGCACGATTGAAAGGCTCAGTGCCAACCTGAGGAGCAGGGACAAGTGTTTTAGGCATCTCTTCCCAACGCACGACATCACCTTTGGTGGTGGCGCAAGTTACAGAGCCAACGAACACAGCTTCGTTAGGACGCAGATAGTCACGAGCAGAGCTAATGTACAGGTTCACTTTGTAGCCAGTCGTACCACGAGAGATGGTGTAGATGTCTTCTACAATTGCACCATCACTATTCGTGCCATCAATAATCAATGATGCGGTATTAGTACCGACAATATCCATTCCATCGTTGATGGATGTATCGAGATTGACGACGTAGTGTAGTACGTGGTCAACCAGCAGAGGTTGTTTATTAGTACTTGTTGCGGCCATTATTTTTTACCTCCTTTTTTCTTTTGACCAGTTTTCTGAGGCGTAGAGCCTGGAACCATGCTATCTAGAGTAGGCAGCATTTGTCCGCCCATACCAGGCATTTCACCGGGGATTTGTCCAGGTATTTGCATTGCAGGCATACCCTGATAACCCATCGGTCCTTGCGGCAATCCTTTTTGAATGTTCATGCCTAGTCGGCTAGCTTCCATCATCTCAGGCATCGGAGACTTGCCACTGGCATCAGGCTGTTGCTGCATTCCGTAAGGAGCTTGTGCATTCTTTCCACGACCCATCGGCATATTTTGTTGAAGGCCTGAGTTGGGAACCATGCCAGGATTAACAATGCCAGTACCCATCTGAGGATAAGCCTGAGCGTAATCACCATAAATGCTGGTGCCATTAATTGGCGGAGAAGCATTATCAGTAACGTTCATCGGATTATTGTTCTGAGGACCACCAGGCATTACTGCCATGTTCTTGGCAATCATCTGACGCTGAGGGTCAAGAGCTACAGCGTTTTGTTGTGCTTTACTTTTAGCCATCAGTTCAACCTCATCGTTTGTGCACGGTTGTTATTGCCAAAGCCTGCATTGCTGCCAGCTTTTGCATACATTTGCAGACGTTCTTCAAGCTTATCGACTGCCATCAAATCAGTGTCTTTATTAGGAGCACGTGTGGCAGATACACCTAAGTCCATTGTCCCTGACTGATTCAGCGGATCTTCTTGTGGTGCATTAGAAGGAGCGTCTTTCTGTGCAAAGTTACTGAGAGAACCTTGGATAACCTCTTGAGGCATCAGATTCACATTGCCGTATTGAGTACGACTTTCTTTACTTGCTTCACCAGCACCTTCAATAAAGACTTCCTGAACACCGGCAACAAATGGATTACCATCGCCTTGCGCTTGAGCTTGACGCAGCTTTTGCTGGTAGTCGCGTTCAGCGCTGTTCATAGTAAGTTTTTGAGTGCCACCTTGTACAGGTCTCATGATTACTTACGACAATACCTAAAACTATTCTACAACTACCGCCACATATTATTTAGGGCAATACGACTGCCAACAGCGGTATCAGCAGGGCCTGGAACTGCCATGATGAACTCAGCACCTGCACGTTCGAAGGCGTAACGACGTACTTCAGGACGACGATAGTTAGGAACGTAAAGAGTTTCAGCCAGACGGTCGCATTCTCTAAGGTAGATTTCACGGAAATACTCGTCACCTTTCAGCGGGTCTGATGTGCTGATGGAGCGCTCCACGTCTCCACTGATAAGTTCCTGACGTGAAGGGTTGAGGATGCGGCTACCACCAGGCTCAAAGTAATCATCAGGAATGGCGGCACTCGCTTTCCAAGCAATGTCACAGCGTTTAATGTGATAAACAATTTCGTTGTACCAAAGCTCATCAGGCACCAGAGCCATAGCTTCTTCTAATCGACCACGGTCACCAGCAGGGATTTGTGCTCCACTGTTGAAGCCCAGGTGATAGCGAACTTTAGATTTTAGATGCTCGTCTAATTCCATATCACATACCAATGACGTTGTTGTACGTATCAGCAAGAACATTTTTCAACGCTTGCTGATCTTGTGCTGTTAGCTCACCATCTACTTGCAGTTTTGCCAGCAGACTTGCAGCAGGCGATTCTTTTTGCATCATTTGAGATGCGCCAGCACCTAGAGCTCCGCCAAGAATTGCACCAACAAGTCCACCAGCCATACGCATGCCTGGCTTCATTCTTGCACCAACATTAGGTGGCATCATTCGTTGCTGAGTCATCGGTGTAAGACGATGAGCCAACGCACCAAGAGTTACACCAGCAGCTCCTCCAATACCTGCACCAAGAGCGGCACCAGTTCCTGTATCAGGATTTTGCTGCTGATCTTGCATAGCACGAGCTAGAAGTATATCTTCAATACCAACAGCCATGGTGACTCTACTTTATTACTAGTACTAGTTTAACTAATGAAGATAAGGTCTTCTTCAATCAGCTGTTCCCAGTTCACCCGAGGGATATTCTCAAGTTGTTTGAGGTTTGCAAAACGCTCACCACTAAGTGACATCCGCAACTCAACAATCTTTTTAGCAGTAGCAAAGCCTACGCCAGGCAATCGTTTTGCAATCTGCTCTGCCGGTGCAGCATTCAGGTTAAGACGAGTGTCTTCAATAGGTACCACAGCTGCTGGTGCTTCCTCTTCGGGAATATGCAACTCAGGAGCTTTAATCTTTGCCATACGTCCTTTGTCTTTGTCATAAGGCACAAGCTGCTCTAGTGACAAATAAGTGATGACACCAGCGGCGTCTTTCACCATTGCATATTCTTTATCGTGCTTACTGATAAACTCTACAAGTTTACCGGTGCGTTCATCTTGAAATAGTTTGTGCTCGGCCATATTTTTAGGGTACACATAACATTATTATAGGCACAAAAAAAGAGCCTCCGTAGAGGCCCTTTATTTGAGAAGTTATCAGCCGTCAGATTGACCAGCTTCAACACCGTAAGGGATGTGCACGTCGTCTGCATCAGGGGCAGCGTCGGGCAGGAAGTAGCACACTTCAACCAGAATGGCAGAAGGAGCTTTACGGCAAGCACCAGCGGAAGGCTTCTGGCTAGCAACCAGACCAGCGTCGGTGGTGATTTGGATTTGCGTGTCGGAAGCAAGGCCAGTTCCATCGAGGATGGAGACGAAGGCAGAGAACTCACCAACAGGAGCAAAGTAGCCATCAGCTTCTGCAGTAGCAGGAGCAGCAGCAGGGGTGGTGATGCCAGCAACTTCCAGAGTTGTGGTACCAGCCACGGTTTCTTCACGCACGCCAGGAGCGTTGACAGCGGTGCGATACACCACAGCGCCAGCGGGCACAATGAACGGACGATCCTTACGAGGCTTGTCATCCTGACGCAGGTCGGGAGACAGAATCTTCAGGTCGTAGGTACCGGCAGGCAGGACGCCATCGACAAGGTTGCCGTCAGTGTCGGGGTTGAGCACGATTGCGCCAACGCCACGGAAGAACACTGCACCGGGGAGAGCGACCACACCTTGGTCGCGGTATGCATTCAGATGAGCAACGTAGTTACCAGGGAAAATTTTGTTATTCCAAGGACGCCGCGTCTCTTCATCAAAACTAAAAGTAGCCATTGTTAGTTACCTCCTATCAATAAACGAAAGAGTAACCAACCGTAATGAAATCCTTATTCAGGGTTTCAAAACCGGCGAACAAGCTCCAGATCATGATGATGAAACGAGAGAAGTCATCGTTGTTGTTCAGCAGAATCTGAGCGTTGTTACCACCAATACCCACGCCGACAGCTTGGGGACCGAAGAAGATCAGCTGAGCAGCGCCGTAATCGGCAGCAGCAGCGTTCTCATCAGTAATCACCAAGTTGTACTCGGTCTCAGGCAGGTTGGTGGACTCGAACCAACGGACACCCTCGAAGAGGAAGCCAGTCGGCATAACGGGTTGACCAGCCACAAAGCCAGCTTGTCCGTAAGCAGGACCCATACCCTTGAAGAAGTTTGCATCAGGATGCATTTCAGGGGCCATAGGGTTGATCATGCCGGTACCGGGGTAACGGGCGATCTCACGGAAGTCGCTGTTCTGGCGGAGATGCATCATCGCGGTCGGATCCACGATGCAGCGGTAGTAGCCGTCTGCGAAGGTCGGGACGTTGCGCTTACGCATGTCCTTAACGACTTCCAGCAGATCGGTCTTGACATCGAACTTGGCGGATTCACCAGCTTCGTAGGTGACACCGAGGGTGCCGCCAGTAGCGCCTTTCTCTTTGCCGCCGGGCAGGTAGTAACCACCTTGCTCTTGGTCGGCCTTGCCACAAGCTTCGGCTTTCAGGAGTTCGTTAGCGAACACCCGGTCGCGCCAGCGGCGATAGTCATCAAGCAGGGTCAGCGAACCGATGGACTGGTGGAAGACGTTCAGGTTTCCGGTGTCCAGCAGCAAACGCTGAGCAGTAATCAGGGTTTCACGAGCCACCTTGAAGGTAGAAGGCTGCGTGGAATCGCGAGAATCAGCAGGACCGGTGTACTCACGGAGAGTAACCAGCACTTTGTCCTTCACGATGTTGCGTGCGGAGGCAGATCCAAGTGTTTGATCAGCAGTCCGCTCACGGGACTCCTTGGTGCCAGGCTTACCCCAGAAGCGGTAACGATCAAGCTGCACGGTCTGGCCGGGCTGCTTACTAAAATCGTGGACCACTACTGGCTCAACTGCCATCTCAATGATGTAAGCTGGATGGGGCCTATAGAGTTCAGCGCCGAGGAGCTTCGGAAAATCATTATCAATCCACATAGGATCGTAACTCCGTAAGCTAAAAGGTTTATAAGTGACTTCGACTTAGTCACATATAACGATATTACTGTGTGACGTTATACTTATGTATATGTACCCTAATATATTGTGGTAATGGAGTTTATTGATGACAAAAAGTGGAAGCCAGTCCACACTTTGCCAGGCTACGAATGCTGTATTGAGTATTATGTCAACAACAAAGGGCAAGTTAAAAGTACCAAAGGTGTTATTGAACGTATACTAAAACAGCGTGTCAATAAAAATGGCTATGCACAGGTTAATTTAACTCAACGTATTGGTCGTAAGCAAACGGTTACGGTCACTGTTCACAAATTAGTAGCTCTAGCTTTTTTGGACCAGCCTGCTGCTAGCCCTGGTAAGACTAAAGGTTGCAGCAGAATTAAACATCTCGATGGATGTAAAACTAACAACTGCGTTCGTAATCTTGAATGGACTAAAATAGAAGAAAGTGATAACTAAACACAATGGCTGATAGTCTTGTTCTTACTGGTGTAAAGGACGTTAAAAAGCACACTGGTACTGAAATGCTGCTTACTCGTCCTAAGCGCGGTGGCGACACTCACGCCTTGAAAGAGTGGTGGAAAGGTGGAGCTGGTAAGTGCTATGTCCAATGCACTGTGTTCGATGTAACTGTTGGTGGTGATACCTGCAAGCTCGCCATTGATACCAATATGAGCACCAACCTTCGTATTGATCACGATGGTGCTTTTGGGTTTGGTTTCTACGGCATCAACGAAGTTCGTAGAGCAGCGTTGTTTACTTCAGCTTACGAACTGATTGAGCACTATGTGTTCCCTGTTATTAGTGGCGGCAAAGTAATGACCGTTACTCCTGCTGGAGCTCCTGCTAAACCTGTTCCCGGTGGCGGCGGTCCTACTGGTGTCGTTACTGGAGTGACCATTACTGATGGTGGTACTGGGTACCTGGCAGGTGCTAACGGCGTTAACCCTGTCGGTGGTAGTGGCTCCGGTCTGTCAGTTGACTACGCAACTGATGGTGATGTGATTAACAGCATCACTCTCGTTGACGGTGGTCAAGACTACCTCAACGGCGAAACTGTCACTATCAATGATGGCAATAGCGACGCAGTCATTACTCTGACTGTCGCCTAATTACATATTGACGTTTCTGTAGCGCATAGCTTCACTATCTAATCCAGAGATATACTCTCGCCCTATGACGCACTTGACGTTGTAGGGCAATCTTTTTGTATTCCGTGCGTGGAAGCCGATGTAAAAATAATCATTCATACGCACATACATCTTGTCGTATGGATGCTCTTCTCTTGTTTTGCTGTACAGCCTCACATCAAACCAGCTATCAATATATTTATTGCCTGTCTTGAGGTTCTCTAAGTCAACACTGACATACGCATCAAACAACGTAGCAAGGCCTTGACGACTAATTAACGCCGGGTCATATGTATTGACAGTTGTTAGGTCTTTATCGTTATCTACCACACCTGTGTAATAAGTGTTAAATACTTCTATATCGTTATCGGTCATACGTGCACATTCCCAGCCTGGCTCTTCAAAGCAAGCGAATGCGTAGTCAGTATTGATATTTACATTGACACGTACAAAATGGTTCTCTTTACCAAACAGACCTACAGTGTCTTTATAGTTAATCGTATAAGGAATGATAGTGACTTTATCTAGTTCTGGGCGCTGGATAGACCCACCAACTGCATAATTCAGCGACTTATCAGCAGACGCATACGCAGGGTTAGTGTTATTACTAGCCCCGTATATTTCGTGTGTCTTAATGATCTGAGGAGTGACATTCTGAATCCTAGGCTGTGCCGTAGTCCCTAACGATCTATCCATTTCATTTGAGCTGTTTCTTTAATTGTATTAAAGATACTCGTTGATTTTTTCAGATTCACCACGAAGTGCTTTCAATGCTTTGTGCTCAAGTGTACGCACACGGTCACGTGACATATTCAGGACTTGCCCAATAGCAGTCATAGACATCGGTTCAAGCATCTCATCACCGATGCCGTAACGCATAGAGATGACTGCAGCTTGCATTTCAGGCAAGTCTTTAATTAACTCACGGATGTCTTCTTTGATGAACTGCTGGTCAAGCAACGTGTCAGGCAACTGTGTCTCATCTTCAAGCAAGTCGATTAGAGCAGTGTCACGGTTCTCGCCAATCTTGATTTCAAGGGATGTCGGCTGACGTGCCTTACACATCAAGTCTTTGATTTCATCTACAGTAAGACCCAAGTACTCTGACAGTTGAAAGACATTCGGCATATAGCCGTTCATTTGGCTCAGTTCACGCTGGGCTTTCTTAAGTTTGTTGAGGTTCTCTGTAACGTGGATTGGTAGGCGGATGGCTCTGCTTTTTTCCGCAATCGCCCTAGTAATGCCTTGTCGGATCCACCAATATGCATAAGTACTGAACTTATAACCACGGCCAGGATCGAACTTCTCCACGCCACGGACGAGGCCGATGGTACCTTCTTGGATGATGTCCAAGAGTTCCATGTTTCGCTTGGTATATTTCTTTGCGACTGAAACAACGAGCCTGAGGTTGGCAGTGACCATTTTGTCCTTAGCCTTTTCTCCAGCACGAATCTCCTTCCTTAATTCTTTAATTGTAAGTCCTAATTTATTAGCCAGTTGCTGTTTATCAGTGGTCTCTAACTCTTCTTGAATACCTTTAATTTCCATCAGTCGTTGTACCTGACGACCAAGCAAAATCTCTTCGTCGTGCTCAAGAAGAGGAATTCTGCCGATGTCTCTCAAATATGCTCGTACTGAATCTCCTGTTGCTCTTGGCTGTGACATATAGTTCTTTTTTGGGTATACTTTATTCTAATCCTTAAGTATACTTATTGTCAACCATATATGCGAGCAAATCTAATACTTTCTTGTGGCTCTTCACCACTTTCTAATGACTCAACTGCCATGGCTTGTGCAGCATGTTCGTTATATCCTTTCTCTTTAAAATTAGCGTAGTTACGCTCATACGCTTCAATTGAACTATCAATATCTTCGCCGTGCGTCAACATCTCAGCAGTCAGTTGATTAGCAGCCTGGTCAGGCATACCGTCTGTCTTCAGATGCTTCCAAATAGTCTGAAAAACTTCAGGCTCAGAGTGCTGACATCCGCAAGGTTTTTCTCCAGCTTTACGCACAGTACAGTATTAATTAACCTGTACTAATTCTATCAAGCTGCGAAACGGTTAGATGTAAATGGCACCTGAGGATTGATGCCGTAAGCCATCAACTTCTGCTCAGCAACATGCTGTTTAACTTGATTAGCAACTTCAGGAATGCTCATCTGGAAAGTTGCGTTGCCACCATCGTTGGCATACAACATTTGAGCAACACGCTCATTCTTAAATTCGTTTGCTTTGTACTCTTCACCAGACTGTTCAGCAATACCTTTGCGAACTTGCCCGAGAGCATTAGCTTGTTGTCCTGGAACAGCAGCGCGAATATTCTCGCTCATGTTCTGTTCCATCAACCGAGTGTTGTTATACGGTTGAGTGTTGACGTTTGGCTTAGACATACCGCCACCGTCAGCCAGGTTAGGGCCAATGGGAGCAGCAGTGCGGCTCATACCTTCTTGCCCACGTCCAATCTCTGCAAGACGTAGAGCTTCTTCTGCGTATGGACCTTGGCCGTAGGATTGAAGTTGTTGAGCCATCGTTTAATTAATCTCGTTATTACTATTTTAAGGGGTACAAATTAGTACCCCTTGTTTACTATCAGAGGTCCTGGACCAGCATCTTGGCGGAGAGGGCACCCTGAGGGGCCTGGGAGAGGTACTTCCAAGCATTCTCGGGGGAGCTATCCATCATCTCGCTAAAGCTGCCCCAGAAGTCCTGAGCCTGGTTAGCAGCGCGACCGGGGGTCGGCATTTCTTGCACAGGGCGTTGGAACTGTTGGGGAACACGACCTTGCTCTTGAGCTTCGATTTCAGCTTCGAACTGAGCACGGGCTTCATACTGCTCACGTGCAGCGGTTTCGTCGGGGGTTTCAGTCGGATAAGGACCGTTAGGACCAAAGAAATCGTTGACGTAATCAGCAAGCACGTCGGGGTTGGTCAGCATAATGTTCATTGCACCACGCTCTTCAGCTGCTGCTTCGAGAGTGTGAATCATGCTGTTACCACGCTGAACCTGCTCAATCAGAGCATCTTCAACTGCACAGGCATACTGGTTGAGGAGAGCAGGAGCTTCAGCACCGAAGTGCTCAAGAACTTCAAGACTTGCGTCGCTGATTCCGCTTAGATACCCGTCCTGAGCCTGAGCCGCTCCTTGCTGAGCCGCCTGCTGCACCAGCTGCGTCACCTCCGATTCCGAGTAACCCTGGGTTGAAACTTGGGGACTGTAAGTCGGGGCTGCCGCCGGGGCCGCCATTGAAGCCCAGCTCGGCTGTGTAGCTGCCTGAGGTGTTGGGGTTGTTTGGTAAGCCGAGGGTGAAACCTGGGCCTGGGATTGGTTGCTTGTATTCAGGGAGGCGCTGAGAGCCTGAAACGCCTGCTGCCATGGATTGCCCGCCGGAGCCGAAGCCTGCGCTGCCTGGGCCGGTGCCTGGTAAGCCGGCATTTGTGGCACCACTGGTTGGGCCATCGATGCCTGGGAGACTGGTGACTGGCTCGTCGCGTATTGGGGTGCCGCGACTTGCGCGTAACCGGTCTGCGGTGCTGAGCTGGTCGGGGCTGCTACTGCTGCTGTCTGGTTTGTACCTTCCACTGTAACTTAACTCCTTACGTAAGAATTCTAAAGATCGATAGAGGAACCCTGTTAGGTCAAGGTTCGGGTCAGATGCCAATGGTTTGTCAGGCATCTGTGGATGAGGCAGTTGATAAAGATTGCCTAGTAATCCAATGAAGCTGTTAATACTTTGTTGTGTTTGTTGGACCATTCTAAATGGATATCCAGAAAGCATTGCTGCCCTCTCTTCATCCGTTTTGCCGGGGAAGAGATACTTGAGAGCTTCAATAGAATCAACTCCAAGTTCTTGAAGGTTGCGAACGACAATACTGTTATTGAGAATGTCGTCAGTACTTTCTTCAAATACTTCACCCATCCAACGCCAACTTACTTTTGTGTTGCCGTCAGGAATAAGTCCAGTTACTCCGGGGGGAATATCCCCTCCATCAAGTGTAACACGGAGAGTTTCGTCTCTCTTTTCTACAAACTTCTGATAGTCTTTGGTGTACTTAACAGATGCTTTTTCATAAGCATCAAGGTCTTGACCAAAGTCTTCAGGCAACGGTTGCTCTGGTTCTTCCATACCAAGAGCTGCTGCAAATGACCTACGGAACATATCTTCTTCCGTAAAGATCATCATTGAGAACAACTTACACAGACCATATGTAAACATGGCACGTGCTTTCTTCTCTGCTGTGGCAGCAACTCGACCGTAGAGAGTTTTAATCTCATACGCTGTCTGTGCGGTACCGATATCAATATCATCAACACCACCAAGGGCGAGACGAATTTCAGAACGGTATTGTTTGACGTACATGTTCTGGTCACCAGACACAGCGTCAGGTGTCATGTACTGAACACGGTCAGTAGGTTCTAGGTTTGCGATGACGCGGGGGACCTTAATCTGTCCATCAACGCTAGAACTACCAAAGGGCTGACTAACACGAGTACTCCCGCCGAGACCAGCCAAGGGGGTAAAACCAGCCTGTGAGCTGATTGTTGGTCGGAAGGTGTTCTCTGCATCACTATCAAGAATGTCGTGCTTAGGCCTACTAGATACGAGAGTTGGGTTACCGAAGAACTTCATGTTCTTGCGGACGTTACGCACCAGCTCATCGTGATACAAAATTTGGTGAGCGAGCCAATCAAACTCACCGTTACCAGTGGCCTCACCAGTACAGTCCATGTGATTGAACACTTCGACTGCTGGGATGTATCCGAGACTGTTGATTAAAGTTTCGGTTTGACCAGGCATCTTGAAGATGTCTGCTCCCATCTCATTCTCAAACTCAATCTTCTCGTCACTAATGGTTTGCTCAATGCGGTCCTTGTAGACCTTAAGCTGAATCCACTTCTTTTTACCACCACGTCCATCTTGCGTAGGATATGCATCAAGTGCATTAGTACGACGTACGTTGAAGTGGTAAATCAGTACGACTGATTCGAGTTCACCAGTTTGGTCACGGTAAGCACGGTAGCTATCTTTAGGGAAGTAAAGCAGCTGATAGTTGTCACCTGTAGGTCTAAAGTAGAACAGACCTTGACCGTCACAAAGGAAGTAGTCAACAATGCTGTCGAGCTTCATCTCCAGCATGTTGTCTTCAACCACGCGCTGAATAAAATCTTTACGTGAACCGAAGCTGTCTTGCTCAGCAAAGAACTCAATGCCACGACGCAGCATAAAAGTCTTCATCTGTGCAAGGTGTGAAGACACAATCATTGTGTCTACAGAAAGGTCACCTCGGCGCTCTTTAGCAGCAGTAAGTATTTGATTAAATTGACTTTTTACTGCACTATTGTCCATCAGTGTCTACCTTGTACTTCCTCTAGTTTAATCATTCTAATCAGATATCTTCGATATCATCCTTAGCATCTTCAGCAATTTCTTTTGCCTCAGATTTAATCTCTTTAGGAGGTGATGGCATCTTCCAACGTTCAGTAATGTAGTTATCATTCCAGATATCACCGAAGACGTGTCCAGTTTGACGGTCGGCACGGTCAAAGGAGTACTGAGTGCTACGTCCAAGAGCATTTTCCATAGACTCATCAGTGTAACTACGAGCATCAAGATTGCCGTACTTAGCAAAAGTCTTCATTGCATCACCTGCATACCGCTTCTGATTGTCGCGGTTCATTGTGACGTACATGTCATTGAACTTTGCTTGTGCAGCAGGGCTATCATCAGGAGCAAAGAATCCAGCAAGAGTTGCCATTGAAGCAGGCATATCAGAGCCAGCACCACCACCATTACTGTTGTAGACAAAGCTACGATTGTCTCCACCATATTGACGGATAGAGTTATCTTGCTCAGTAATTACAGTATTGTTGTCACCATTGACATTGGTCTCAATATCGTTGTCTTGATTTACGTTTTGCTCTTGAGTATTCTCAATTTCAGTAGTGTTCCGTTGATGATAATCAGCCGGCTCTACTGTTGCGTGATGCATATCTTTATTACCTGGAACATTATCATTGTTGCCAGTCTGTGTGTCGTCAATAGGATTAGTCGCCTGTCCTGTACTACCTTGAGCAGCTTTCGCTTTTGCTTTAGCAGCCTTACGTGCATCAATCTTTGCAATACGCTTACCCATACGATCGTATTGACTTTGAGCGCGTTTCCCAAACGTAGCTCCAGATTCTTTCTGCTTTGTTAATGCAGCATAAGTATCACGCAGGCTGCCTCCGTTACCTTTGTGTCGTTCACGCAAGAACCTTACTTCTCGCCCAGAGACCGCATTAATTCCATGCTGATTGAAATCAAAATCACTTGCTGACTCAATGTTTTGGTTTTTAAAATCACTTCTCTGTTGATTTCTTCGACGAATGCGGTCTTGTTTTCTAGCATCTGCTCTAGTAGACATTCATCAAGCCCCCGTGAATCGTGAAACGTTAGCAACGTACTTGTCACGCAAGTACTTACTACGTGCAGCAGGTGAGAAGCTACCGCCATACTGCCTAATACTGTTGTCTTGAGTATTAGTAACAGTATTGTTATCACCAGTCACATTAGAAATAATGTCATTATCCTGGTTTACATTTTGAACTTGAGTATTGCCTAAGCCTGGATAACCAAGACGAGGAGGCCGATAGTCAATGCTTTGGTCAGGACCATCAGGGGTAGGTGTTGGAGTAGGAGTAGTATCTTTTCCTCCGCCATCGTCGCCGCCTCCGCCTCCGCCTTCGCCTTCGCCTCCACCTTTACCTCCGCCAGATTCAGGGAAGATTAGACCATGCTTATCTGCTAAGAAGTCACGAGCATTGCCGTTGAACTTGACGCCATCATCAATAAGACCTTGATAGTAGTCACGCATCTCATCAACAGTTTTATCACCACGTCCGTGGCGCATCTCAGCTCTCACTTCGCCACCTGTATATGCACCGCCTTTAGTAGCGTGGTCTAAGCCCAGATTAAGGGCTTTGTCGTACCATTCTTTTCCACGGTTTTTCTCAACGTTATCACGATAACCTTCTTTCATTGCACTAAGCGTGGCTTGAGTACGTTTTTCACGCTTCTTTTTTAAATACTCTTCAGAAGGCGGTTGATAGTCTTTAGAGAATACATCACCAGCCATCCGTGATTTTCTATCTTCAGGCAAATTAATATCAGACATCTGAAAGATTAAAGGTCAAAGCTGTTACTATTGTAGTCAATTTCTAATTTTCCTCTTCTCAACAGTCCGCCCATTGTTAACACCATACTGTCAACAGTATCGTCGTGAGCTGAGTGACCAAAGTTAAGAAGCTCTTCTTCGAGCATGTCCCACTTGCGCCACTTGTTCCAGATAACTTTCTTGTGCTCGTAAAGTCCTAGTACACCGCGAAGTCTGGCAAGCTTGTCTCCTTTAAAGCCTTTGACTGGTGAGACTGTGAGGTTATACAGAGCACGGTTCTCTAGCATTATTCGTTTGAAGTCACCTTCAAATGAGTTTTGGTATGCAACAGCTTCAGGCCAGATGATGCATGGTGACATTGTTGGGAAGAACTGACCTTCATCATTTTCAAGCAAGATGTTCCAGTCAGCCAACATCTCACATAAGATGTCCATCTTTTCAAGGTTACCCATTGTTCGTGAGCGACGCTGGTCAATCAGATATATCTTGCCATCCTTAATTCCACCAAGTGTGAATACAGTCCAGTCGTTTTTCTCTTTCAGACCTGCACTAAGGTCAATTCCTACACCAAGGCAGTCGTAGTCTTCTGGTACTTCTGCTTTAACAATCAACTCTGGTGAGATACCAACGTCTGTAGATTTAACGGCGGTATTGAGGTACTGATATGCAAATGCAACACGGTCCTCCATCTTACGTTCGTTCAGGTATTTCATTGACCAGAACTCTGGCCAGTACGAACGTTGCTTACCGTCAGCGTCTGTTATGACAGCTTTTTGGATAATCTGCTTCCAATTATTTTTTGGAATAAATAACGTGGCGTGTACATCGTCAAAGTGAAAGCGGGTCCCGAGGCAAATTGCCCTGGCCCCTTGGAACATAGTTGGAGCGATAACGTTAGACCACGTTTGTTCCATCTCTCTACGTATGTCCGGATTGTTAATGGAGGCAGCTGACTTGATAGGGTCATCAATAAGAACAAGTTGGGAACGCTTCGAGGTGATTGCACCTTTGAGACCACCACACGCAATAGTGAAAGCTTCCTCGCCTGCAGTATCAATTCCAGCGAAGTCGTAGTCGATACTCCAGTATTCGTCGGAGCGCTTGATCTTCGATAAACGCACCATTGGAAATACTTCGCGATATTTGTTACTCGTGAGAATTCCTTTGATTGTTGCTGACTTTGCACGACTAATGTCCACCATGTACGCGATGTACAGAATCCTCAGCATTTTTCCAGCAGCAGTGTGTCTGCCTATCATCCAAGCTGCAAACAAACCAAGGACAGTACTTTTCGCAGATCCTCGCGGTGCCAGGATTGCAGTGTTTGGTCCTCCGATTCCTAATAGACATTCGCTATCTTCTCCTGTACATAGTTCGCTGTGCCACTCCAACATATGCTTTGCTGGAGCCTTTCCCATAAATACACAAAAGTCTTGAAAGTTATCTCTTGCTCTAAGTACTTCTTCGCTCGGTGGTTTGGTGGTTACTTTCGTAGCCGTCATTAAAGCCGAGCGTTTATACGCTAATGCTGCGCTAGGTATTGCCATAAAGTTAACACTTTAGTTTTAGTCTACCTAATATGTGTTAAATACGGGAATGCAGAAGGTCCTGATAAGTTCTGTGCTCCACGTTGTCCGGAGTATTTACTGTATCTGTTATTACGTTGAGTTACCTTGACTCCACTCCTTCCGTTGCCAGTAGAGCTTTTCTCAGCAATCCTTTGAGCTTGTCTATTTTTTGCACGAGCTACAGCTTGACTATATTTCTCCTGTTGTTTTGAAATACTAAAAGCTTCACCAATATCTCTTGCATATTCTTCTGCTTCTATCTGACGTACGTTGGTCATAGACCCAACATTTGCCATTGGAGGTAATGCTTTAGCCAATGTGCCTTGTAGACGTAGACCTGTAGTTTTAGCATCAACTAACTCTGGCATTTCAGGTAAGCCAGGTAGTTCAGGCGCATTAGGACTACGGTATACCTCTGGAGGTATCTCCATAGGAGCAGTAACAGGAGCTCCGTAAAACATTAGCTTTGTGTAAGTTCTGAGTACACCTTGGCCCACACAGCATTCATTGCATTATCAATAGGTTCAGCAAACTGTGGGTCGTCTTTAAAAATGTTTGTGAGTTCACGCATTACTCGGTCAGCACCAGCAAGGATTAATCCCCGCTTATCAGTTGTCTTATTAAAACGTTCAGACGTTTCAATGTGTGACCTAAGCTCTTTCTCAAGGCTAGCGAGACGAGCGGCTCCATCACTCCCTTTGATTTCACCGGAGGTAATTGCCATTCGAAGCTCTTGTATATCGGAGTGAAGAGCACTAATCTCACTATTAAGTATTCCACGTCGGTCTAACTTCTTAAACTTCATTTTTACCCAACGGCTCAAATCATTGAAAGAGCCGGTGTAGCCTACGATTCCAGCATATACCCAAATTTCAATAATGCTGGGAGTTGCCTCAGCAAATTCCCTGAAGTCCTCACTGTCAGATGCTGGGATAGTATCTAACCATTGGTCAACAACAGTCAGATAGACTTTCCCAGTTTGCGTAGTTGTAGTCATTAGAAGGCACGTGCAAGAGAGCGGGCACGAGCAGATTGCCGGTTTGATTTCTTCGCGGTGAGCTCGTCTTCTTTCTCCATCGTCTTACGGTTATCGTCGCCTTGTGCTCCAATAACTTTAACCTCTCGGTTACCTTGTGCTTCTTGTTGAGTATTAATCGTAGCGCGATCTTCCGTCCCTTGAGCTTTAATGTTCCCTTGCTCACGTGCACCTTGTGAGGTCTGTTGAGCAATGATGTTTGCTTTATCAGCCTCACCCTGCGCTTGAATATTCTGCAGCTCACGTTTTGATTGCTCTCGTTGTTGTGCCAAGATGTTTGCTTGGTCTGCAGTACCTTGAGCTCCAATATTTGCTAGCTCTCTAGCACCTTGAGCAGTTTGCTGAGTCTTAATGTTCTGATTATCTACCGAACCTTGAGCGTCAATTTTACGAACGTCTTGGTCTCCTTGTGCTGCAATATTTAAACGGTCTTGAGCACCTTGTGCTCCAATAGTCAATCTACGTTGCTCACCATCAGTAACACGAGTAAGGCGGTTTTGCTCACCATCCACAATACGTGTAAGACGGTCCTGATGACCTTGAGCACCAATCGTCAGACGATCCTGATGCCCTTGTGCTCCAATAATTCCAATGTCTCTATCGTACTGTGCGTTGGCAAAGTTATTTTGATGTTCAAACTGCGAGGCCATTGAGGCCATGCCATAGTTAAATTCTTCCCTGCGTGCTTCACCAGCAGATTGCCGTTCCAGCTTCTGCTGATGGGTCATCTGGTCTTTTGCAATACCAGACTGATAGTCAGCCATTCCTTTTGAAAGCTCAGACTGGAAAGCAGATGAGAACATATCTGCCATCGTGGTGTTCTTAATTGAACGCCCCTCATCATCTGTATCGCCAGGATCCATTGCCATGAACTGATTGAACATGTCCCGCATATTGAACATGCCGCCTGCAACGCCCTCTTTTGTCTTCTTGGCCATTTACATATGCATAGCTATCAAAACTATTCTAACTACAATAGGACTATAGAGATTAGATAACTATGGCAACATCTAGAAGAGTTGGTAATTATTCGACTTCAGCTAAAGCTGTTGTGCGTGCATCAGATCAAATCTTTGATGCTGCCATGTCGGGCAAGCCTGACTTCACCAAGATTTCGAAGGAAGCTATTAAAGGTCGTTCACTGGAACGTCGTGCTGTCACTAAAGCAGAAGGTGAAGTTGCTAGTGCTGGTCTTGATGCATTTACTAAAACAAAGTACGCAAAGACTCGTGCAGAGACTGCTGAAAAAGTCGAAAGTATCAAAAGACCTGCACGTCGATTTGCGGGTGTTGTAGGTGCTTTAGGTACTTTGTCTGGTGCTTATGTACTTGGCCAGCAATCTAAGAAAGACGAGGCTGCTCATGATGAATGGATGAAAAAGTTTGACGAGCGCACTAAGGCTATGGAAACCAGGCTTTCACAGCCAAACCCCACGCCTGAGATGATTCCAGATGCACCGACGTTAGAGCGTCCTACGCTTAGTACAGATCAGCCTACTGGTAGTAGTAGTGGTAGCAGTAGTTCAAGTTCTAACACTAGTGGGGATTCTTCACCAGTAACTACTTATCAAAGTCAACCGCTTGCTGGATCTATGGATCTTTCAAAATTAACAGATGAGGACTTTAATCACTTGGCGTATGCTATTAGCTCGGAAGCAGGTCCTGGTAAAGACCGGTATGGTGTCGCAGCATCTATTCTTAATAGGGTTGCTTCAGACAAATGGCCTGGAACTGTTAAAGATGTGATCTATCAAGATGGACAGTATGAAGGCGTATACAAAGGTCTGTCTAAACAAAGACCTGATATTGCTGCTGACTTGTCTTCCGATAAAGGACGTGCTGAAATCTTAAAGGCACTGAAAGTCCTTGACGGTCGTACTGACTTTAAAGGCCAAACTATGCTGAAGTACCGTTCTAGTAAGGGTAATAAAGGAGGAATGTTAGATCCTATGTTTCACCCTAAAGGTAACTTCTTTCATTACTCCCATCAGACTTAAAGAGCAAATGATTGGCCCATCTGCTTGAGACCGTTCATGAGCTGAAGAATCATAAGCTGACGGTCTTTTCGCTCATCACGTTCACGACGATACTCACGTTCGTCTTTCCTGTCTCCACGAGTAAGTAACGCAAGATCTTTACGTAGTTCACGATCAGCTTCAGCCTGTGCAGCTTGGTTGCGGATCTTGATGTTTGCAACATCTACGTTGTACTGCGCAGTGCGGTCTGCAAGTTCGAGTTTGGCTAATGCAAGTGAGTTACTGTCTGAGTGCTCTTTACCACGCTGTGTCAGTGTTTCTTCTGCAATCCTAGTACGATCTTTTGAAGCTTGAGTCTGTTGTTTTGTACCCTCAAGGTTAGCTTGCTCAGTTTCTGTTAGAGGTTTTAAGCGATCTGCTTTAGCTTTAATAGCTTCCAACTCACCTACGCTCAAGGTTTTACCTTCAGCTCTTGCTGCATCTAGAAGCTTCTTACCATTTTCAATACCTTCAATCTCTGTAATTAGCTTATTAGTTTGAGCTAAGGTTCTTCCATCTTTACTGACTTTAGTGCCAGATACAAGAGGTCCATAATTTTGATCTACATATTCACGTCCTTTCTCATCTTTAAGGTATTGGTATTCTTTACTCCCTTTAATTCTGCTATGGTTGTCTCTTACAACTCTAGAAGTAACTTCATCATCAGTAATACCATGCACGTAACGGTCAACAAGTCCACCTAAATGGCTATACCTACCAGTATCTGAATTAAACTTCTCACCAATACCTTCTTCTTGCGCTAGCTCCGAAATCCTCTCATCACGTGCACCCGTCATACCAAAGGGGTCAAGCAAGCTGACGCCTTTACCTTGAGTACGTTGACCACCAATATAGTTTGTGACTGCAGGTGCTATCAGGTTTGCACCAGGAATAGTTCCAAGAATTGTGTTGATGTATCCGCCTAGCAGTGCATCACCCGTAGTTTGAATTGGGTCATCACCAGTTGTAGGTAGATTATCATCACTAATTTTGCCAGTAGTAGGACTTAGGATATCTTCAGCCCTATCCAGAATATTCTCTGGTACGTAAAAATCAGTTGCTGAAGGCCTTTGCTTAGGAGCCATTTTCTATCAACCTCGTTGTAATAGTGCTAGCGCTTCTTCTAGTTTACGCTCTTCTGGAGACTTACCTCCACCAAGCACAAATTGAAGACCATCGCTAATCATTTTACCTCCAGCAGCACCCATTGCAGTGCCAACAATAGGGATAGCAGAGCCAGCTACACCACCTGCAGTCATCAATGCAACGTCCATACCTTTATTTGCCAGAGACTCATCACCCAGAATAAGATCACCTGCTGCAAGTGCAGCTGCCACAGGACCAGCCCACTTAAGTCCAGCCTGCAGTGCAGGATGCTTCATAGCTTGCATTGCAATGCGACCATTGCGTCCAGCAACAGTAGGGCTAAAACCCATCAGTTTAGTACCTTTATTTACCCCTTTTCCGATAGCTGCTGCACGTGATTTAGCGACTTCACCTAAACCAGCTGCAGCCTCAGTTGCTCCAGCAACGGTTCCTACAGTATTACGTAGTCGTGTGGCTGGGCCAGGAACATCTGGCTTAGCTCCACCACCTTTAAAAGGACGACTAGCTCTTGAACCATAACCAGCAGCCTGACTAGAAGGACCTTCAGGCATTCCAGTAAGGTCTGGACGGCCAGCGCTATATCGATAAGGATCTGGCTCTGTTACAACCATACCCATTTCATCTAGCAGGCCTGCTGCTTTAAATTGATCTTCAACGCTTGGAGTGTTTAGACCAGCAAGAACTGCCAGTGCCATTTCTAGCTCACCCATCATTTAACTCCTGCAAGTGCGTTAGAAGCTTCCATCCGTGCAACACGGGTTTCAAGCTGTTGAACAGAGCGGACTAGCAGACTAATAAGTTCACTAGTGTCAATACACATTTTACTCAATTCTTCATCGTAGTAAGTTGCATCAGGCATTACCTTTGCGTAATCTTGTGCGATGAAACCGTAGTGCATACGCTCAGGGAGCATACTGAATTCTTCTTTGTAGTAGAAGGTGACAGGCTTGAGATTTCTCAAAGTTGCCAGGGCATCTTCAATACGCTCAACCGTATGCTTAGTGCTCTCATCAGAGAGACCAATGAGTGCACCGCCGATAGAACCAATGGCACCAAGAGCAGAGCCCATCATCGCTCCTTGAGCTTGTTCCTTTGCCGCTGCAATCTGTGCTTCAGAAACAATCTTTGCAGACTTCGTAGCACCATAAGCTTGTACACCTTGAGCAGCTACTTCACCCTCTACAGCAGTGACAGTAGCTCGTTCTTGTGCACGGTTAGCAATTGCTGTTGCTGCTAACTCATCAAATCGTGGTCCATTCTTCCTTAGTGAGCCGAAGGTATTGCCAAGGTTTACATTACCTGCGGCAGCACCAGCATTTGATGGAGGACCACCTGAAGGTCTAAAATCCACAGGACTAAAACTATTTTGCCCAGGAGTGTGTCTGTTAATACGTGTCCGTGTTGGAGTAGTAATAGTTTTTGAAAAACTTGCCATCTATCTACGGTTAACCTCTTTACAGTTTATCAACTACCAAATGTATAAACGCCTGGCTTGCCAGCGACTGGAGTAGGTGGTACAAAACTTCCATATTTACCACCAGTCCCACCATATGAGCTTCCTCCACCGCCACCCCAAGAGCCGAAGCCTCCAGCAATACCGCTCACCATACTGCCAATACCGCTAGCAATTGATGCTTGAGCTTGTGCCTGACCTTGAGCTTCAATAGCTTCAGCTTGGAAACCAGCTTGTGCAACTTCAGCCATGCTGTTTATACCAGCACCGTGTACTAAACCTTCTGCTTTGGTGGCAGCGTTTCGCTGCATTGATTGCCCTTGCATATTGGTTTTACCCACTGTTGTGAAATCAGGAGTATTGAAATAATCAGTTAGTGCTGTTCCTGCAAAACGTGCCATGGTTTTAACCTAAATACTGTTCAGCGTTTCCGCCTTCTAATTGATTTGCGTTTGATACAGCACGTCTGCGGAGTTCTTCCCCAATCATGCCTGCCGCCCCACCAGCGATTAGCCCCGACATTCCGCCGATCACTCCTCCCTTGATTGGACGCTTAGTCCTTACGCCAGCTACACCTCCAGCTAAAGCTCCTAAGAACGGAACTAAAGTTGTCGTAGCCGGTAGGCTACGGCCTAAGAATTGAAGTTCAGGACCGTGTATTCCTTCCATTGTAAACTTAGCAACACCAGTAGGTAGTGTTACTTGGCCATCATCAAAGATATTGAGGTCAGTATCTTTTTCATACTTAAACGCTTTATAGCGGTTGTAGTCTCCTTTATCTACATCAGGACGATGTTTAGAGAATTCTTCGTATGGCAGTAAATTACCAGTCTTACCAAGGATGTATTTAGCAGCTACTTCAAGTACAGCATTTTCAGTTTTAGCAGGGTCTTCGCTACTAGGTATAGCGGCGGCGTAGCCGCCGGAACCCCCAAGTGGATTAAGCAGTCCAATGCCTGCATTGATGGCTACACCAGTTGGGATTGCTAATGCAGCTACATCACCAGGCGCATACTTACGCTTAGTAAACCGTCCGTCTTTCTGGCCTACACCTTTCCGCTTTACTCCTTCCTTAGAAATTAAGCCAGCACTTACAGCAGCATCATACTTTGCTCTATTTTCATCAGTGAACTCTTGCTTGTCATAAACCTTCGGCTTGCCGTTATCCATTGTTGGTACGCCAATGTCTGTTCTTTCGTGGGCAAACAGAGAAGGGTTGGCCATACTTAAGGCTAATTCGTTGGCAACATTACCTGCAGCCTGAGGAGCATTAAGTAGCCACCAGATTGTACGTGAATGATCTTGAGTTAAATCATTTGCTACTGTTCCTCCTAACTGACCAATGCGTGTGGGCAAGTCGTTAGATAGACCCATTCCCATTTCATTACGCATTCCTCTGTAGATTGGCTCTGACTTTAACCAAGATGGAGCGTTTGGTACTGCGTCACTAAACACATCTCTTGCAGCCACAATCGTGGGATTTAGAGCTAAAGTTGTTTTTATTCGAGCATCTTCTGGATCTTTCCCTCGTAACTCTCGTGAAGCGTAATAAGCTTGACGATAGTCTTCTCGTCCTTCTTCGTACCTATCTTTAAAGCCTGCTTTTGCACGCTTCAGCATATCTTGGAACTCTTCTCCAGTCATCAGCTAACTCCCATCCCTGTAGAGGGGTCTGCATAAGCAATCGTGCTAGGAGAGATTAATCCATACTGTCTAAGCACATCAGCACGTATCGATTCTGCTAATTGCGCTTGCTGTTCTTCACTCAATTTCTGATAGGGAGATTTAAAACCTTCTCCCTGTAATGCTGACTTACCCTTCATTACTTGCTCACCCAGCATTGAAGCTGCCATATCACCACCCACACTTCCTGCAAAGTCAAGTGCCACACCTGCAATACCAGGTCCACCCAATTTGCCTAAGACAAGTCCACCACCAGCACCACCAAGAGTGGAAGCTGTACCTGCAATGATTTTATCTCCAAGGTCACCAGGGGTATACGCAGCTGCCATTAATCCACCTAATGCGTCCATACTCAGACGAGCTGTCATCTCACCAGGTCCAATATCTTTAATCAGCCACTTAAGGGCGTTACCTGCCATACGTCTCATGATTACTACGCTTCGGTCCCTCCATTAATTTTAGCTTGATTGAACTGCATGCCTTGATTAGATAATCCAAACATAGACATCCAGCTATCAGTACGTTCACGTTCTGCTGGATCATTCATGTACTCCATGATGCGGTGACCCATTTGACCCGCCATACGCTGTTTAGGTTTATCAAGCTTACTCATTTGAGTAACTTGATCTGCACCGCTCTCAGTCCCGAATGTGTTAGGCGTATCTTGCGATTTCGCCTGGTTCATGCGACCTTGCGCTACTCCAGTTTGTGAATAATTGATTTTCATGAGTAGCGACCTGCCTGACGGAGATTTGCGGGTGTAAAGCGACGGATTGTCTCTCGTTGCTCTTCACGTTTACGTGCATCACGGTTTTCCCGTTCTTGTACAAGTTTAGCTTTTACTTGATTTCTCTTAAGTGCAGATTCGTCTACAGGCTTCTTATCTCGTCGTGCACGTGCTTCAGCTTGTACACGGAGTGATGTATCAATTTTTTCAGGATCAGATTGACCTGTCGAGTTACGACGGTTCACACGAGGCTTCTCGCCCTCTACCTGACCAAAGAAGGGCTTCTGAGCGCCTTCTCCCTGTAAACCGGCAAGTTCGGTCACAATAGTGCTTCGAACGGGCTTACCGGTCCTCTCATCAGTGCCTGTGCGAATTGTGGAGCCTTTCGGGATCCGGGCAACCTGTGCTTCGCCTGCACTATCGTTCATTGCAGATTTAGCGTCAAAAACAACACCTTTAGTCGGTTCACCAGTTCGTGACAGATAAGTTCCGGTTGCATTCTGGTTTACAGAGGAGCGCTTAGCAGCATCAAGCTGGAATAATGCATTTGCAAGTCTTTGTTGGTCTCCTTCGTTCATCCTGAGGAGATTCATCACTTCAGCAGCACCTGCGGTGCTGGACGGCACGTTTTTGCCAGTTTCAGCGTCATATCGGTACAGTTGCTTACCTTGCTTCTGTGCCACGCTTCCGACGTGGTCAATTACACGTTGAAGCTCATCTACAGAGCGAATATTGGAAGAAACGCCTTCTAAACCGAAACCTTGGAGCTCACGAAGCTTCTGAGCAAAGTTTGTGGTCTCCAAAGTGATATCTACTTGCGGATAGTCGCCAAAAGTGCGCCCACTTTCCCGATAATCGGGTTGATTGATTGAAAGCCACTCTTGAGCGGTCTGCGGAGCATTTACAGCATCAGAACTACTTCCATTGTTGGGAGTACGGTCTCCAGCAAGCACAGGGGGCAATTCTGGACCTTGAACAGCAACAGGATTGCCAGTTCTGCGATCTAAGACCACTCCATCCTGTCTATAAGTGACTTGACCCTCAATTGCGTCATTTGCAGTGCGAATAACGTGCGCAGTCTCACCGATTTTGCCTAATGACTTGATTTCAGCGATACGACCGATGGCTTCATCAGCAAATTCACCTTTTCCGCCGATTGTGAAGTTATCACGAGCGATTGCGTCTGCTTCAGCAGCAGCACGGTGGTCATAGTACTCACGAACTTCAGGATTGAAGCGTTGAGAGTCCTGACGCGCCACTGCTCGGCCAACTCTTGCGTCTTGAGGACCTTCAGCTGCCAAATGACGCCTCAATGCTTCTTGAGCAGTGTCATTTTCAACATCAACGGCAGGTTGACCGCCGAATATGCGAGATACTGCGCTAAATACGTTGGAATCTGCTTTTTTCGTACCCTCCAGCTGCTGTAATGCGTCCCGAAGCACTGATTTTGGAGCAACAGTCTCAAATGAACCGCGAGTTTCTTCAAAATTCTCCCTTCTTACCAGCCCAGTCTCCGGATCTTCGGTAAATCCACGGTCATTTGCCCGATATGTCTGCTCATCGTCGGCACGAGTGACTTTTTTGCCACCTTCAGAGTAGTTATATCCAACATCTTCACCAAATGCGTAGGCAACATCGTCATCTTGCATGTATCCAACGCCTTTCAGCTCTGGATTACCTACATCATCCCGTGTTGTTGCCGTTGCTTGCGCCATTTGACGCAGTACATCTTGGGGAGTTACGGAGGAATCAGCACGAGCTTGGCGACGGTACTGCCGTGACACAGCAGCAAGCGTCTCTTCTTCTGACATTCCTAGAATACGCCCCGCAGCGGCAAGCTCAGCACCTTTAATCAGTTGCTCTCTACCGTCATGAATCTGCTGCTGAGCGTCATTGCTAGCAGATACGTTTCCAGCAATAACTTTTTGTGCGTTATTGCGAGCTTGAATATTCTCTAGAGACACTAATCTTACTGCGTAAACCTACAACTATTGTAGGCAATTTGTTATTAGTTCTCTTCTCCAGGTTTTTTGAAGTTGATTTCGCTTACAGCTTTACCTAATGACGAAAATGCGGACTTCTTTTGGTCCATACTCATGTCTCTCCAAGACAACGTTGTAGGAGTTTGCTCAGATACAGGAGGTTCTGTAGGTGAATCTGTCGGAGCAGCCTCGTTAAACCCTTGAACGTACTTGTTCAGGAAGGTTTGAGCGTCTTCTTTGCTCTTAATTCCGTTGCCAGACAGTTCAAAGCGAGCATCTTTCGACATCCCTTCTTTGAACATGTGGATATCGTCGCCAATTTTCATCCCACCTTTGTCATATTGATGGAATGCACCGACTGCACGGTCACGAGCACGGATTGCGGCGTAACCTTTGTTGCCTTCGTCAAGGAAAGCAGAGCGTGCAGCACGGCGGCTAGCAGTCATGCCGTTTCCTTTGGTTGTATCTACACCACCAAAAGGTTCATCAGTAGAGAAACCTTCGAGTTGATCGCGCTTATTGCGATGCATTCTCACTTGTCTGATTTGATCTGCTACATCTGGCTTATCGGACGTACCGTCTTCAGCATTACCTGGCTTACCACCTGTAACACCAGGCACAGAAGGGGGTTCTAATCTGCCAGTTTCGTCATTCCAAACGTGGTCTTCCTGTTCCATAGGCTTCCCATCTGGACCGGTTACCAAGGAGCCGTGACCTAACTGAGTAGCACCTTGCTTTGTTGTCGGCAATGCTTCAGAAAAGAACTTGCTGGCGGAAGGCAGATCGCCTTTGGTCATCTGTCCACGCTCGTTAAGAGAAGCAAACAGTCCGTTGATATCTCCAAGTCCTAGCTTTTTACCAGTTTGCACAATCCCAGTTACGGGACTTGTACGTGTTTCTCCGTCGTCATCTCTGATGATGTCTGGATCATCATCCATATAGTTACCGTCGTCATCAGCAGCACGAGCTGTCTGGATTGTTACTCGCTGTCCTTTCTCATTCTGCAAGTCAGGGAACATGCTTGTAGGTCCAAAGCGCTTACCGTCAGGGCCATACACAATCCCGTCTTTAACGGTTACTCCGCTTATAACAGTGCCGTCATCTTTCGTAAACTGATACGCCATTTTACTTCTGTAATTTCTCTACCAATTGTATCTATTTAACAGGAACACTTTTCCCCATTCCTGTTCCCACTTGTTTAATGCCATTCGCATTAACACGCACATCACCACGGCCACCTTTAGCCGGCTTCGCCGGGACGCCGGGTTTTGTGCCAGGTTGCGGCTCTGGGTCTGCATCAGGCAAATCACCAATCTCTTCACCGTTGCCAACACCACCTGCAGCCAGGCAACGCTTCAATGTGTCATTCCACCTGTAACCAGGCCGGCACATTCTTTCATCCATTAACTGTTGAACTGATTTTTCCATAACTACAAAAGCT